TTTTCTGGTGACTCGTTAATCCTACCTAATGGTTCTGCGATATACTTTCACACCTACTCTCAGTTCATTAGTAACCGAACTAAGTTTGAAGGTTATGAGACTGGTTCTCTTACACCAAACTGGGTGAACATAGGTGTATGGTTGGACGAGTATNTGGAGGATGGTGACTTGGTGGAGACGTTCCGCTTCCGTCTAGCTACACGTAACTCTAAGATGCTTCTGACCTTCACACCGATTGATGGTTACACACCCTTCGTGGCAGAGTTCCTGAAGAATGCAGAGACACTGGAGACTAGGCAGGCTGACCTACTAGGAGGGGAAGAAGTTCCATTTGTTCAATACAGTCCGAACAAAGAGGCTGGCATCATATACTTCCACTCTATCCTAAACCCATTCGGTGGATATGAACGGATAGCGAAGGAACTGAAGAACGACTCTAGGGAAGTTATTATGACTCGTGCCTACGGCATACCAGTGAAGTCAATGAATACACTGTTCCCAGACTTTAGCACATCTGTGCATTGCATTGATAAACTCCCCACCATTACCAAGGAGACACATACAGTTTACCAGGTGGTTGATCCTGCTGGAGCTAGGAACTATGTAGCTATCTGGGCTGCTGTGGATAAGAAGGGGTATGTAACCATACTGAAGGAGTGGCCAGACCGTGACAGCTACGGAGAGTGGGCTGTGTTCGGAGACCCTAAGTGGAAGTTTGGCCCTGCGTCTAAGAAGCTAGGCTACGACATACAGTCCTACGTGGACGAGTTTACAATGATTGAGAAGGAGATGGGGGTTCAGGTCTTTGAGCGTATAGGAGACTCCAGATACTTTGCCAGAGAGAATGAGGACAATGCTGACCTGTTCGAGAGCTTCGCGGACAAGGGGATGTTCTTTGTCCCTTCCAATGGCACCGACATCGACACAGGCATCAATGCTTTGGACGCATGGATGAAGTATAACAAGAACCTGCCAGTGGACGAGGCCAACCGCCCCATCCTACACATTCATAGCTCCTGTGGGAACCTGATCCACTCCCTAGTCAACTGGGGGCATAAGGGGAAGGCAGACGAACCACTAAAGGACTTCGTGGACGTCATTAGATATTTAGCAACACACAATGATGGATATGGCCCAGACTTCGTGTCTGACGCTAGCTTTCAAACAACGATGAGAAATAAGGGAGGGTATTAATATGGCAAAGAGAAAACTAACACAACTGGCTGAGGACTACGGTAAATCATTTGAGGAACTCTATGAGTTAGCCGTCAACAACTTTGAGGAAGACATGCTGTCTGGTCGAGGTCGTAACACGTGGGTGGATGAGCGAGGGCAAGACCTATTGGATGATATGATAGCTATGCCGCTGGAAGACTGTGGTAAGGTGTATCGTGGCAAGGTTTTGTCTGAGTGTCCGAACAAGCATTACCTGATGGTTCACCACCGAGACAGAAGCTGTAAAGTCCCTGTAAAAATCCATAAGCGCATGATTGGAAAACTATTGGGTAAGGTCATATACTTCGAGGAAAAGGGAGATGAAAACAACCGAACCTACTCATGGGTAAAACGATAGTTGCCTTATATGTTACACTAAATATTTAATATGCCCGACGATTCTAACTTTGAGGAGCTTACCTACGTAAGCAAGGAACCCAACGTCAAGTCTTTACGATATGCCTACGACCAAACAGTTGTAGAGCTAGAGGCTTACTTTGATCTATGTCGCACATCCTACGACGACCGCCGTAACTGGTGGCCAGGGAAAAGCCGTGATCTGCGCAAGCATGGTGCGGACGCATTCCCATGGGAAGGGGCAGCCGACATGGAGAGTCATGTCATTGATGAACGTGTAACCAAGCTGGTCTCTTTGTTTATTTCCTCGATGAAACGTGCCAACGTCCGAGCCTTCCCAGTAGAGGCAGGCGACATGGCTCGCTCTAAGGTGGTTTCTAACTTTATGAAGTGGATGGTCTCGTCGGGCTACATTCCACGCTTTGCTCGTGAGATGGAGCTGGGGGCTAACTACTTCCTAGAACGCGGCATCCTTATCACATACGTAGGCTGGCACAGAGAAGATCGTCGCTTCCTACAAAAACTAGACTTGAATCAGATTGCCCAGATGTCTCCAGAACTTGCGGAGATGGTCTTGAATGGCGACAATGATGATGAGCTAGTTGAATTACTTCGGGCTACATTTGACGGCGTTACAACCAAGAAGGCCAAGCGTGCAATCAAAGAATTAAGAAAGAGTGGTGCAGCAGAACTACCAGTTGTCCGCCGTCAAGTGGATGCCCCTGAGGTTAAGACCTTAGCTCCTGATGGGGACTTCATGTTCCCTCCGTATGTCACAGACCCACAGCGTGCGCCTTACTGCTTCTGGAGAACCTACTATACAGCGCAGGAGCTAGAGAACAAGGTTGTAACTGATGGCTGGGACTCTGACTTTGTTGACCACGTCATTGATAAGTATCGTGGAGTAAACATTGATAGCATTGAGCGTGAGCAGGAAGGTCGTCGCTCTACAAGCCTCACAGACAACGCTTACGAGGCCAATGAGCTTATTGAGCTAGTCCATGTATACCAACGCCTCATTGACCCAGAGGACGGCTCTGAGGGAATCTACGAGACCGTAATACACAAAGACTTTGACGGAGACGATGGTTTGGGCATTCCATCCTACGCAAAGTTTGAGTTGATGAACGGCTACGAAGACTACCCAGTAGTTGTAACTAAGCTATCCGAGGACTCCAAGCGTCTCTATGACGCACAGACCATTCCAGACATTCTCCGTGGCATACAGCACCAAGTTAAGATTGAGCGTGATTCACGCATTGATCGTAACAGCATTGCCACCCTTCCTCCGATTATGCACCCAGTGGGCAATAGTCCCAAGGACTGGGGTCCTGGTCGGATGATTCCGTATCGTCGTAAGGGCGAGTTTGAGTTTGGCCCAACCCCTGCCTACAACGGTGGCTCTGTTGAGATGGAGCAAACCATGGAGCGTCAGGCTGATGCAATGGTTGGTTTGGACATGGACGACCCGATGAGCCAACTACGCAGGCAATTCCTCGTAGACAAGTTCCTTGAGCATTGTGCTGAGGTTCTACGTTTGGCTTATCGGTGCTTCCAGCGTTTTGGGCCAGACAGTATTTTCTTCCGTGTTACAGGAAGCCCAGACCCACAACAGTTTGATAAGGGCAACCCAGACGAAAACTTTGACATCCTAATTAGCTATGACGTTCTCAACACTGATCCAGAGTCTCAAGAAAAGAAGCTCAACCAGCTTGTCTCGCTTACGCAGTTGGACAGGAACGGTCGCATTAGCATTGACCGACTCCTTGAAATCGCTGCTGCTAGCATTGATCCTGTTCTTGCGGACGCAGTTATGCAGCCTGGAGACCAAGCTCAAGAGCAAGTGGTCAAGCAAGTAACGGACGACCTAGCTAAGATCTTTGCAGGTATTGAAATGCCAGCACGTCCTAATGGTGCTCAGGTAGCCCTACAGGTCATCCAGCAATACGCTAGCCAGCCAGACGTAGCACAACGCGCACAGGGTGATGAAGCCTTTGCTGGACGTTTACAGAAGTATGCAGGTCAATACACGTTCCAGCTACAGCAAGCACAGAACGCACAGATTGGTCGTGTAGGAACAGCCCCAGCACAGATGGGCGAAGTTCAAACTCAAAACATACAGCAGTAACACATGACACCAGGAGAATACGCAAACAAACGAGCATCTGATAAATTATTTGGATTTTCTATTCGTGAAAAGTTATACCCTGGGGAGGATAAATTTTTCTCAGATAGACCTGAAGTGGCTGGTATGGCGGCTGAGGATAATACTATTATCCTTAATCCTTACAGCTCTTTATCCAAGAAACAATTAGGGGCAGTAGCAGAAAATGAAGCCATTCGCTTGAGGATGCGACAAGATGAATTTGTTCCAAAGTTTGAAGTTACACCAGATCAAGTTAAGTTCTTTGAAGGCACTGAGTATGCAGATAATCCAACAGCAATGAAACAAACTATTCTTGCTAGGGTTTACAGCGGTGACTCTAGTGCAAAAGCTACACCTGAGCAGAAACAAGCCTTAAAAGAATATCTTTCCAGGTATAAATAATATGACATCAGGAGAATACGCAAACAAGCGAGCAAAGGATCTA